CCCCCAGTGCAACAAGTTTGGCAATTGGCATTTAATTTATGTAAACATTTTTTAACTGGAGCGAAACAGTTAAAAAACGCTTTCGGTAGGGCTCGAACCTACGACATTCAGGTTAACAGCCTGACGCTCTACCCATTGAGCTACGAAAGCAAAAGAGGTGCGACCACCGGGAATCGAACCCGGGCTCCAACCTTGGAAGGGTCGTGTCCTACCACTGGACTATGGACGCAAAAAGGAGGTCCTACTGAGATTTGAACTCAGATTGCAGGATTCAGAGTCCTGTGTACTAACCATTATACGATAGGACCCGATCTTCCGACCTGCCGGAATCGAACCAGCGACCGTAGGAACTACAGTCCCACGCTCTACCAACTGAGCTAAGGTCGGAGATACTATTACTAGTATTTATTTCTTTATGTATGTTAAGATGGCTGAAGTTGCAACCCTTGTCGGAACAATCATCGGAACTGCGGCATTTACAATTTGGCACAAGGGGTTTTGTGAAGTTGCCATGAATCACAAGGAAAAGGTTGAAATAGCTGTTGATAAAATTATTAAAAAAGAGACAGAGGAAGAGGAGGAGGTGAAGGAAGACGAGTCTACAGACTATATAGACCCTATGTGGAGTGCAGGAGACACCCCAAGACTTGCGTTTGAGAAAATGGACTCTGTTCACATCACAAAGGATTCAGCCCGTAAAATAACAAACACATGCAAGAAACTGCTCGAATACTATGCGATGGAGGCAAGACGCAAGAAACAATTTGAGAATATTCGCGACAAATTGCTTGTGTGTTGTCCAGATTTGGCAAGAGAAATTGATACAAGCATATTCTCTCAATGCACCTTTTATGAGGGTAAAATTGTTTTGTACAGGTAAACTAGGATGACTCGGTCGGTCGTGAGGTCCAGACACACAAGCCCTAGAGTAAACAGTAATTTTAATCTGAATTATACACCAACAACTAGAAACTCGACACGGTCGGTAACAGGGAAGCCCCCTAAAAGGAGCAGAGCCTCTCCGCAAACCTCTGCAACTTCAAAAAGGAGAAAAAAGAAGTGAATTGACTCTGGTGGGGCTCGAACCCACAACCTCCAGCTTAGAAGGCTGGTGCACTATCCAATTGTGCTACAGAGTCGTCTGTCAAGAGATGAAACTAAGAAACAGCACACAACGCACCTTCTATTTGCATCAGATGGGATTTGAACCCATGCGGTGTAAACACCAGCAGATCCCTTTATCAACTACTAGGTAGTTGACCTTAAGTCTGCCTCCTTAACCAAGCTCGGACACTGATGCGTGCTCTCGGCGGGGGTCGAACCCGCGACTTCGGGCTCATAAGACCCGCACTCTAACCAAACTGAGTTACGAGAGCAGATAAATCTTTTTAGGCTGTACACTTGAGCGACACCCCGGACAAACCCGGCTTGTGTTCCGTCGCCAACATGTACCGCACAACACGTGACCACAGGGGTCCAAGAAAGTATCAACACTCCGATCCATACACACAAAGCACTGAAACTTTGACAACTGCTCCGGATTTGTATTCTCCAACACCTTCTTCATAGACTTGCAAGTCCCACGCAAAGACTCCAACAAGTGCTCAAAGTTGTCAACCTCCTCAACACGCTCAAACTCAGCTATCATATCTGTGAGCTTCGTCTTTAAGGGACTGTCTTGCAAAAGTTTTTCAGCATCTTTGAGTGCTTTCAACTCAGACCTCTTCCTCACCAACTCCATCTCAGTCTCGCGAGCCTCTTTAACTGTAAGATTGTACTTTCGCTGATAACTTTCCAAAGTCTCATTAAATGTCTTCCAATCATCGGGGAGTTCAATTTCAGGCGCGGTGTCGTCCGGGGTTGGGTCGGCCAAACGGTGTGTCAAACTATTCAATATAGTACCCATGATACTATCGAGATTTTCTTGACCATCCAGGTAGGAAAACTGCATACTCTATAATATTAAAATATCTTTATGTAGTAATGAGTGGTTTGACTCCAGAAGTGAAAATTCTCCAGGACACCCTTATCCTCTTTGCGGGCGTATACCTTCTGATTAACGCACTTGAAATTGCCGCCGACAAGAAAAGACTCAAGTTCCCACCAGACACACTCAAAATGGTTGCCAGCATAATTATGGGAATATTCATGATTGGGTTTTATCTGTCTGTCGCGAGCAAAAACTCAAACAACATTGGGTTCGGAGGCGGGCTAAACAACCTAGGCCTGAACTAGACCCCTCAGGAACATCCACAACCTGCTCTAAAATACGCCTCTTGAAATCCTCAGGGTCCTTCACATCCACCCGAGACACCAGCTTATCAACACACCCCTTGTCATTCCGCTTGCGAATTATACTTACAATCTTATTCATCTCACGAATCTCGGTAATTTTGGAAACAATATCAAGCGCCAAGAAAAAATTGGGCTCAATTTTGTATAGAACTTCAGTAAAGAGTTGATCATTTTTCAAGTTTGAAGATGCAAGTTCTTCCATATAATTTTATTAGGTAATATTATATGGCAGTTTTTAACACACATGTAACCAAGGCTCTTGCTTTTATGCTTGTTTTAACTTTGATTGCCCAGGGTATCGCGACGATGACTGCAGCAGGTAAAGACAAGCCTCCTTCACAGCGTGATGTTGTTGAGTTTGTTGTGGGGGCGATTCTCCTGTTGTTTGCAGCCTGGATAGGGCTTAAAACTTATACCGCCCTATAAAAGAAGCATGAAGCACCTTGTAGGCGTCCTCCACGGTCCAGTCATCAATTTCGTTTCAGAATTGGAAACTGGTATGTACAAGGTGGCTGATGAGTGTGGGTTCACAGTGGTCAACAAGGCGTTCCACCAGTTTGAACCCTTCGGGGCGACCGGGGTCCTCGTGCTCGCCGAGAGCCACTTTTCAGCACACACATACCCAGAAAACAACCTGACTTACATCGACGTGTTCTGCTGCTCACCTCATTTCAACCCTAAATTGTGCGCAGCCTCGATAGAAAGAAAGTTCGGCGGATACCTCGAGTGGTCAGTCATCGAACGATAACCTTCCTTTTATAAAGAACATATACAAGACCAGCAACTACAATTGTCCACCCAACCAGATGATCAACTTTATTCATTGTCTGAATTTGCTCATCTGCCATCTTGTTAAACTCGTTCTGGTACCCCGGAGGCTTGAAGGGAAGCCACAGATACCGCCCAAATGGAACAATTGTCGGACCCAGCTTGCCACGGCAGTCATACGACCAATCGTACCAAGCAAGTGCAATGTAAGGCAGCCACAGAAGTAACGCAAGTATCCAGGGGTTTTTGTGTGGAAGGTACCAGTACCCCCCTGCAAGGATTGCAGTGAAGATGATGCACTTTATGTTGAAACGAAAAGGAGCGCCTGGAAAGATACCACCCGCCATACTATTACTTAGAGAAACATACAGCATACTAATAAATGGAAGACCCCTCTAGAATTTTTTCCGAATTTGTAGACGAAATTAAGGAGAAACTGTCTGACGCAGAGTACAAAAAGGGCATGGAGATGTGCCAGACCCTTTTTAAACAGGAAAAGCCAGATGAAAAGCTCTACAAGATGACATACCTAAGTCCCCTGGTATTTTCTGATAACCACGACTGCGGGGACGAGGACTGTGTGCACGCAAGGTCAATCAATATCGGGTTTGTGAAGAAAACAGCTCTTGTCAAGATGAAGCCTGAACGGGCAGAGGAAATTCTAGAAGAAAATTGTTTCGTCGGGGATGACATTGAACAGTTTATCGAGACGACTGTCCTCGCCCATCACCAAGAATTTGATATTGAAATTCCGGAGTTTGAGTGGGACACATTTCCTGTTCTAAAATTGGAAGTTGTAATTTAACTAGTTTTACAAGGAGGGGCCGTGAAGTATTTGTAAATATTCGTGAGTGTACTGCATGCACAGCACGCAACTATACCCCAGCACAGATATCCTGTTGCAGGCATCTTTCCATTATTTGTCTTTCCTGTGTTCTGTGCAAAGTACACAAACAAACTTGTGCACAACATAACACAAATAATTCCCGCTATACTGGGCCTTGTACATACGGAGTCGGCTTTAGCAGCCTGTGGAGCTGTGGGAGCCGTGGGTGCAAGCTCTGACATTTAATATAACTCAATACTTTTTCCATGAGTTTCTATTTTGAGCTTTTTGCCCATTGCAGAAACTTGATTTGAGCCAACAATTTCCGTTACCGCCTCTTGAAGGATCGCGCACAAATCCTACACATCCCGGATTTTTATCACATTCTGCCATACAACTTGCATGTGTAGTGCCAGAAAGCATAGTTATATCATTTCCTGGATAATCGTAATTAAATTGATTAGTGTAAGGACTTGACATTTTGCAATAAAGGAGATATATTACCAAAAGTACAATAGCAAAAATTGCATACTTTGACTTGAATTTCATCTATACTATAACTCAATAAATTAATAATTTGTCCATACGATGTATTCCGATTCGTCTTCGTAAAAGTAAGGCTCGTCTACGCAAAACTTTTCGATCCACATGCGTCTTACTTTCTCCTCTGTACCCTCGGCGTATTCCCTGGCCTTGTCCAGTGTTGAGAAAACACCTAGAGCACAGACTTTCAAGTCTCCTTCAACCAATACAGTGTACATCTCCATTTTGTTAGTTAAGGTTGTGAAGCTTTAAGTTCAGATCCAAGAGGTGAGGTGCAACTCTTGGGCCCGAAGGCCGCTTTTTTTGGGGTTTTGTCCTTCTAATTGCTAAAAGCAAGGCCGCCCATGCCGGACTGGATGCGCAGGATGTTGTAGTTCACTGCGAACATCTTCTGCAAGTTGTAGGCAGAGTTGGACACGATGGAGGCGGTCTTCAGCCACACAGCCACCTGGGCGTTATCAATGCGAGAGAAGTTGCAAGTGCCGGTGGGCTGGTGCTCCTCGGGCTGCAGAGCGAAGGAGTACACGTAGATGCCGACGTATGGGGTGCCGGTGTGGTACAGGTAAGGCTGGTACTGGTTGAAGTACTTGCCCAGCTGCTCCTTGAAGCGGTCCTGGCCGTTGAGCACCAGCTTGAACTGGTGCATGGGGCCCACCTCGTAGCCGGTTGTGGCGGTGAAGCTGCGGTCGCCCTCCTCGATCCAGTAGGCGTTGGCAGACAGGGCGGAGCTGCTGAATGTGGTGTTGGTGTTGGAGAAAATGTGGGGGCACCCAACCTCGTGGGGCAGCTGGCCCAGAGAACCGGAGTAGGTGGTTGCCAGGGGGGACACGGACACCTGCACGTTGGAAGTGCCGGTGGAGAAGTTCCACATAGCGTTCAGGTTGGCGCTGGCGCTGGTGGCGGGGTTCTGGTAGCACCAGATCAGCTCCTTCACGGGGTGGTTGAAGGACAGACGGACCAGGGAAGAGCTGGTCTCGCTGGAGCTGCTGATGGTGTCACCGCCGGTGTGCTGCACCTGCTCAATCAGGTACTCGTGGCCCTTCTGGGCGAAGCGGCGGCGCTCCTCAGTGTCCAGGTACACGTAGTTGGCCCACACGGCGACGGCGTTGGTGCCGAAGTAGCTCTGGTAGTAGTTGGTCAGGTCGAAATCCAGACGGACCTCGTGGTACTGCAGGGCAATCAGGGGCAGGTACAGGCCGGGGTTGCGGTTGAAGAAAAACAGCAGTGGCAGGTACACAACTGGCACACCGGTGTTGGTGGTCACCTGAGCAGAGGCGGAGGTCATCTTGCCGTAAGCAATCTTGTCGCTCTCGCCCAGGAAGCACTCGGCGTACAGGCGGTACCAGGTCTGGTAGTGCTTGTCAATGCGCTGGCCACCGATGGTCAGCTCAACCGCGGCGATGGCACGCTCGGCAATCCAGCAAGAATCGGTCAGGGTGTTGTTGGAGGTCAGGTTAGTGTAAGCACCGGCAATGGGGGTCAGGGCCACATACATGTTGCCGACCAGGTCGCCGTTGCGGGCAATGGTCACAGACACACGACCGCTGGAGGCAGCAGAGCCGTTCACAGTCTGCTGGATGTTCTCCATAGCAAAGTTAGTGTGACGCTTGTACACAGCCTGGAAAAAGGTCACCTTGGGCTGACCGGTAAGGTAAACATCTTGCGCGCCATAGGCAACCAATTGCATCAGACCGCCTGCCATCGTGTTTGGTACTCTATATTGAGAAAAAAATTTCAGACGATTTCTCCCCGCGTTTTAAGATGTTACCATTTTTCTTCATATCTTCTAAATGTCTGCGCGCCGCCCCCCTGTTGCCCCCACCCCAGAGCCTGATGTTCCTGAGGATGATGAAGATATCGACCTCGAGGATGAAGAGGATGACGAGATGGACATGGACCCCGGAGCAGATATGATGGATGCCCTGGGGTCTATGCTGACCACCGAGGAGGGCGACACCATCGCAACTGCCCTTGTCAGCCTCAAGGATGCCACTGAGCGCATCGCAGACAGTCTCGAGATGCAGAACAAGATTCTCGTCAAGATTCTGAGCGCTGTGAAGCCAGCACCTCCAAAGGAGGAATAATTCCTAAATATATACCATGAAGACACCAACACTCCTCGAGTTGGCTGCAAAAAAACTTAGACCAAACCAACTTAATTCTCTCCCAAATTCAATTAAGAAAAATGTACTGAAAAGTACAGTGTGGGCAAACATAGCAAGACAGGCTGCAGCGAGTTCACACCACAACCTAAAAAAGAGAAAACAAGTGTCAAATGCAATTATGCATGTTGTAAACATGGCCAGCCAGTTTGGTGAGAATAGTCCTCAAGCAAACTTGGCCAGAAAGAATTTGTCTCGTGCACTTGGACCTGTTTACTCTAAAACACTGAATGTTTCTTTACCTTCCCGTAATTTACTAAAAAGATTACATGGTACTTTAGACCCTAATCTTGTCGGTAATCTCCTGGCAAGATATGGTAATCAATCTAGATTTGCAACTCAAACTAAATACACTATACCTATAAACAGAATGTCAGAATTACCTTATTATGTGATGGGGTCATTTAGTAGTCACGGTTTAGTAAATAATAACAGACCTCTTGTTCGGCTTGGGAAGAGGCTTGGACTCTTGGGGAAGCGGAAGAGGAACTGACGGCTTAAAAAAACCCTCACCTAAGTATACAAGATGGTGGACCCGGTGATTATTGAACGTGAACTTACTCCCGAGCACGCGGAGGAGATTCGAAACACGAACAATAATATTGTGATTGGCACCTGGTCCCCTACAGAAATTGAGAATGAGCTCACATCCCGTGAGACTGAACTCAATCTCAGGGCGACCCAAAACTTCGTCGTTCCTGAAATTGCGTGGAGACATGTGCTTATTCCAACAACTCAGCAAAAGGACCCAGACGGATACCCGGTGGGGTTTGACCCCAAGCAACTCCAGAACCAAGTACGACTCCGGCGAGACAGATTCTTCAACTTGTGCCGGGCCATCCGTGCTCAGGCCGTGCTCCTCAACTGCGAAAACAAAACAAGCTTCGATGTCAACAAGAATGAAATGACCATCGCGGGCAGAATCTCCCGCCTTGTCCGCCTGTGGAGAAACATGAGCGAGCAATTTAACGGATGGATCGACAACTACTGCATCTACAACTTCCCAACAAACACAGAGTATGTGGAACTTTGCCCTGAAATTGACGACAAAAAGACGAGCTACCAGGAGATTCTCCTCTTTCTCCTGTCCGAGGCGTACAAGCTCGGATACAAGAGGTACAAGGACCAGTGCTGCACACAGATTCTCAGCAACGGCTTTGCGACCCGAGCCTGGAAGCCCGTCATGGAAATCAAGGACTTTGTATACGATGCGACCCAAAAGGAAACCCAGTACGAGATGTGGAAAAACCTAACTTCCAAGGGAAACCTCGTCAGCGACGTCATCAAGCACCTGTCATCCTGCAAGGACTACCAGTTCCCCGAAATCAAAAAGAATAGAAATATCTGGTCCTTTTCGAACGGTCTTTTGGTTGGTAAAAACTGGTCCGAGGAGAAGAAACAGTACCTTATCAAGTTTTACGAGTACAAGAGCCAGGACTATGCAAACCTGGACGGAACCATCGTCAGTTCAAAGTATTTCAATCAACAATTCGATCCATATGATGATATTGAGGACTGGTACGACATTCCAACTCCTCACATGCAGAAGATTATGGACTACCAGAACTTTCCGGAGGAGGTGAGCAAGTGGCTGTATGTGTTTTGCGGCCGGTTGTGTTTCGATGTAAACGACCTCGATGGGTGGCAAGTAATTCCATTCCTAAAAGGGATTGCGAGGTCTGGCAAGTCTACCATCATCACCAAGGTGTGCAAAAAGTTTTACGAGACGGAGGATGTCAAGACGCTCTCGAACAACATAGAAAAGAAGTTTGGTCTGGATTCGATTCATGATGGGTTTATGTTTATCAGTCCGGAGGTGAAGGGTGACCTCGCGCTTGAGCAGGCGGAGTTTCAGTCGTTAGTTTCGGGAGAGGACCTGAGTATTGCGCGCAAGTTCAAGTCTGCCAAGAGTATGCAGTGGAAGACGCCCGGTATTCTGGCTGGAAACGAGGTGCCAAACTGGAAGGACAACTCGGGCTCGGTGCTTCGCCGGCTTGCAACTTGGAACATGGGGAAGCAGGTGATGGATGCGGATCCGCACCTCGACCAAAAGCTGGATGCGGAAATTCCGGCGATTTTGTGCAAGTGTGTGCGGGCGTACCTTGACTATGCGGCCAAGTATTCGGACAAGGACATCTGGAATGTGCTTCCAGCGTACTTCAAGTCGGTTCAGAGCCAAGTGGCGATGGTGACCAACACGCTCCAGCACTTTTTGGCCTCGGAAAAGGTGGTCTATGGGCCGGACAAGTGCTGCCCGCAGAGAATCTTCGTACAAATCTTTAACCAGCACTGTCAGGAAAACAACCTGGGCAAGTGGAGGTTCAACCCAGACTTTTACGCAGGACCATTCAGCTCAAGGGAAATCGAAGTCAAAAATGATACGCGCACTTATAACGGGACTGCGTATGCAGCTCAACCCTTCATATTCGGGGTGGACATTGTGACAACAAATAATATTGTTGATACTTATTAATAACAGGGATGGATCCTTTTCAAATCCTTGGCCATCAACCCATTCCCAAGTCCGTTGAAAATTTTTGGTTAACAAATTTTAATACAAATCTGACAGTGGCTCCCGAAGAAGCTCAGAGATTGAAGAAACTACCCCCGCCAAAACCCTCACAGAGTAATATAAATAAAAAAACATTTGGTGAAAATTTTGTAATGTCCGAAACTTCATTCGCATCAAGACAATTTTCAATAAAAGTTAATAAACAAGTAAACTTGACCAATCTTGAGAAAAAAATTAGAAACAATAAATCCAATGATATAAGCAAAATCACAAGAAAGGGGAAAACGAGAAGCTTATTTTTTACAATCAAGACTGATAAAAAAGCTGAAATTATAGTAAATATTTTTGGAAATGGAACTATACAAATTACAAATTTAGTAAATAAGTTGGGTAATAGTGAAATTAGAAATCTCGTGTCAAAAGTTATCGGTACAGATTTGCCAAGTATCGAACCAGAAAACGAATCATATTGGACTAAATTTTGTGTTTATATTGATGGAAAGCCACAAGATATAGATCTCAAGTCATTATTAGAAGTTATAAGAGCTGTAAAAAAACGAGACGCACCTATGTTTGAACATATTGTAGGTAAAATTGTCGCTAAGAATGTAATAGCTCTACAAGGTCCTCCTCCAAAACCGGTACAAAGTAAACGGGCAGTTACACTTAATGTTCCTAATCAACCTAATGCCCGTACACCGACTCCAGAGACTAAAAAATATTATAAACATTATATCGAAGGTAAACAAATTGGAGCCGTTATAAAGTTTAAGGATACAAAGGTCCATCTTGTTATTTCTCATATCGGAATAATATCTGCCCAAATTTTTGGAAAGGATTATACAATTGGCCCGGATGCATTCAAGAAGTTTCTCAGGAGTATAAATATAACGAAAGATGACATAGGTGAAATTTTTAGTGATACAGATCTTAAAACAATATCATTAGGAATTGATCAACCTAAAAAACAAAGACATGCTGCTAAAATGCAAGAGAACAGAGCAATTCGCATGGCAAAGAATGCGGATGATATTAGTAATCGTGAGAAGAATAATTTTTATGTCCATCTAAAACTAAAAACACTGGGAAATGGTAATAAACCTGTATTTAGTATACGGCAACAACCTAATAAGAAAAGCAATTCATTTGTTAGGGAGAGGGGCAAACTTTTAACCTCTTACAGAAGTTGGGGAATGCTCAACTTAAATAATATATCTAAACATACAAGAAATGTATGGGGTATAAATAAGAATGTTATAGATAAATTCAAGGGTACGAGTGCAAAATCTGCGGCACAAAGTGCTAAAAAAAGAAAGAGAAATACACAACCAACATTCTCTGGAATATTACCAAATGCGTCAAATTGGATAAAGAGAGTTTTCAAAAAGAATGGAACAGCGGAAATCTTAAAGACCTCAGGTTTGCCGAAAAGAGAACTTTATTACCCTAACGAAACACCTGGAAAGAAAGGTGAGTATGGCCTCTTACCAGCTGGAAATATAACAAAAAAGAAAGAAAAATTTATCAAAGGGCTTAAAGCCCAAGGAGGTCGTATCAGAGACTTACCAAAGAATGTAAAGAATGCTCTAAAACTTTCAAATACTCCAAATTCAAACTCAAATTCAAACAATACAAATGTAAGAGAATTGGAAAGAATTATGTTAGAAGCACAGGCGGAGAGTGCAGAGAGGAAGAGAGCCGCCGCAAGTGCAGAGAGGAAGAGAGCCGCCGCAAGTGCAGAGAGGAAGAGAGCCGCCGCAAGTGCGGAGAAAAAGAGAGCCGCGGCAAGTGCGGAGAGGAGAGAGAGAATAGAAGCAGCAAAAAGACAACAACAGATTAATAATAAACGAAGAGAAAATCAAGATAAATTAAGAAAACTTCAAAATAATATTAACAAAATGAAAAGAAAGACTATAGAATCGGCAAGACTCGCTACAGTCAGTGGAGCTTCGCGGCAAAGTGCATCTCCCATATCACCCCCTAATAAACAATATGGAACAATGTTTAATAAACTTGGAAAACGAAAAAGCCCCATTTAATTACATACACTTGATTAAATCAAAAATCTTGTAGACAATGTTGAATTGCTCGTCCCTTGTGTGCATGAGCGCAGGGTTGATAATTTCCATCTCTACTTGGTAGCTCGTGTCTTGGTCATCGTCGGGGTCATCCGGTGTCCCCGTGACTTTTGACAAGTCTATCCTGAGATTCTTCCGAACAAAAGACCACCTCTCCTTGTACTTTTGTTCCGTCGCCGTTTCCCCATCGTACTCAAAGGGCCTCTCTGAAGACACCCCAAGCCGCACATCAAACGGCTTCCCCTTCAACTCAAAGTCATTCACCAACAAACGCTCCTTCACAATCGACTCGCGCTCATCCGTCTCCTCGTTTATAGAAAGCCGCTTCCCTCCATCGAAATAATACACATCCAACTTGGAATGCACCTTTTCCTCCCACCCCTTGTACATCTCAAGAGCCTGCATACACTTCTGAAATGTAACCTTCCCAACATTCGTGTCAAACTTGTTACCAAGCCGACGCCCAAACCGAAACTCTAATTCTACATTTTGTGAATTCTTGTACATGTCAAGATACGGCTCCCACTGGTGATACAAATCGTACTCCATCCTCTTAAAGTTTTAGAACCTCTATTCTCTAAGAGGATGAGAGGTCTTGTCAACTGCGGAAACACTTGTTATTTTAACACTGCAATTCAATGTTTGGCCCACGTCCCTCCCCTCTCCAGACACCTCTTCCTAAACGACTACGAGGGAGACTGCAAGATTACAAAGGAATACCAAAGATTAGCCAAGAAACTCTTCCTCAGCGGGGAAAAGACACCGGTCGACCCCACACAACTCCTTTCTGAATTTAGATCCAAATTTCCATCCTTCACTGGAAACCAACAACACGACGCACAAGAGGTCATAGTCAACCTCATAGATGTTTTTGAATCTTCACTCGGAAAGGAACTCGTCCAGGACATATTCAACGGGACGGAAACCCAAGAGACTGTGTACCCAGGGGGGGTCTCCCGAAGAGAGGAAACCTTCACCACCCTCATCCTTGAACCAACTTCCAATTCTAATCTGAAATCGATACTGGAAGACAGGTGGAAGCACTCAGCCATCGCAGACTATGTAGACGACTCTGGGAAAAAACACCACGTAGCAGCCATCGGCAGAAAAGTAACCAAGTGGCCAAAAATCATAGGATTCACATTCTCCATGTACAATTCCAAATTTATAATTGAAATTCCGGAGACATTCGAGGGAAAACGCCTGTTTGCAGTTGTTCTACACGCCGGTATCATGTACGGGGGACACTACGCGCTTGCTGTCAAGAGGTACGACAAGTGGTACATCAAGGATGACGATTCTGTTTCAGAATTGGAAAAGGCACCGACAAAGGGGCCCTTCTACATGGCATGGTATCGTTAATTTACATAAATTCAGAAAGTTCAATATTTTCACGAAGGTTTGTGCATGTGTTGTAGTATGTCCTCCTGTTGTTTGGGTAACTCTTGTCTGTCCTTATTTTCTCCACAAACCACCCCAAGTCCCCGTATCCGCACTCGACAATTGTCCCATTCTTAATGTCCGTTCTAATATTTTGGTTGTGCAAATTTGCCTCCAAAAAGGGTTCCCCCCTGTCTTGTACCCACAGCTCATTCCCATTTTTAATCAGAAAATCAACTGTGATTCTGTGTCGTGGTTTCCACTTGAACATCGTCTCGTGTGTCCCGGTGCGAACAGGCTCGTTTACAGGGGTCATCACGATGCCATCCGTCTCGTACTCAAACGAGTCCAGTGCGGGCAAGTCCCGGATGTCAGAAAGAGGAATCATCGTCTTGACCCGAACCTCAAACGCATCCTTGCGAGACTTGATGATGTTTTTGACAGCTGTAATTGCAAACCCAAGCCGGGTCGAGAGCGGCTCACCCATCAGGTCCACCCCCTTGACACGGACAGCGTCGTGTACCATAAAGAGCTCTCGCCTGTCTTTGGTCGACACGAGTTCACCGTCCAGAATGGTATCCTTGGGGAAGCCGGCAAAGCTCACCAATTTTGTTTCAAAATTGCGATTCACTAAGTAGGAGTCCTTCGAACCAGGCGGACACACGAGCATGTACCGGGTGCCATCTGTTTTTTCGCAGACAACATATGGCTGAACACGCAAGAGTGGAAAGTGGCGGCGCTCAATAGACACCGGTTGAGGACCCGGGAACCTCTTCTTGTCAGAAGTCTTCCACACACTCTGAATGTACTCCATACTTCTTTACACTCTTCACACCTTTATCTCTAAGGGCGGTGCACGGCTACTTTTTTTTTCAGGGGTTGACCTGGACCCCCGCCGCCTCCAAGATGTTCCCCAAACACTCGTGAACATAATGACAAATAACTGTCGCCGTCGAAAGCACCCCAATCTTAATACCCTCCTTTTTCAAACAATCGAACATAGCCTCGTTATTTGTCAAAGGCAGGACAACAGGAACCTTCCCACCCCTCAGCTTTTTATCCACCGGTTTCGCATCCATAGACCAGATTCGAGCCGAACTCTTCAGGCAGTCATAAAAACCTTCAGACAACTTGCGGCCAACAATGGTATCAAACTCTAGACCACGCTGGTGGGCGGGCTCCTTTGACCCAGCCTTTGTGCGCTTCACAAACCTGTCCCAGTTGATACCCTCCTTCACAGACGGGAATATCAAAACTTGAATTCCGTGTGGAAAATCGTCTAGAGCCTTGTTGATTGATTCAGCATCCAAATTTGTTCCGTACTCGATCCAGATGATGCGCTCCCCATTCTTGATGAGCTTGGGGAGGGTCGCCTTGTCTTGCACAAAGTGAATGTCCAGGTGCTTCTGCCGAACCATACACCCCATATGGATATTCATCATAGTGTGAAGGGTCGTCGCGCTTATAGACTTGTTGCGCGTCTCAGCAATCACATGCACAATTGTCATTTTAAATTTAAAATGTCAGTTCTTTTTAACTATGAAACCAATCTCAACACTCTTGATAGAAGCATTTGTTGTCGGTATCCTCCTTGTGGCAGTTTTCATTTTTGTTTCTAAATTCACAAAGAATACCCTGTATGCAGTGTTTGCAAGCGGGGCCCTCTTCCACCTCTTGTGCGAAGCCACAGGAGTCAACGCCTGGTACTCTAAAAACTACTTCAAGTACACATCGCGTTCGATGCTCTAATTTAAATTTCAAACTGAAATTAGATGACCGAGGAGTACATCAACCAGCCTATGTTCACCTACCTCGGGAACAAAAGAAAGTTACTCGACTTTATTGAGGAACAAATTTTGGTTGTAAAAAGCAAATTGAAAAAGGACAAGCTTGTGATGTTGGATGGGTTTTCTGGGAGTGGAGTTGTGGCTCGTATGCTGTCCACACACGCGTCAGAGCTCCACACAAACGACCTCGAAGCATACGCAGACATATCCTGTGGGTGCTATGTCAAGCAACCAAATGGCCCACAAAAAGAGAAAATACTTAAACATATTGAAAAAATGAATGAATTGGCCGAAAAGGGTCCATATGTGGAGGGTGTCCTTACCAAGTATTATGCACCGAAGAGTACAAAGAGCCCCAAGAAAGGGGAGGTGTGTTTCTTTACACACGAGAATGCTCTCATAATAGATACACTGCGAAACTATGTAGAGAAAAAAGTTGAATCGGAACTTACAGATTGGTGTCTTGCTCCTATTATTGTACAGTCGAGTGTATCGTGCAACTCGATGGGACACATGTCATCTTTTTTCAAAGATTCCAAAGATGTAGGAACATTTCAAGCCACAGAAGCTAATTGGAACAGAGTCTCGAAACCTTTTCAGATTCAGTGTCCCG